CGCAGAGGACAGGCTGAAGGCGGAGATCGCCCTGCTCAAGGGTCAGATCGCCACCATCAAACACCACATCGACGCGGCGAAGCGCAGCATTGACAGGGTCAAGGACCTCCGCATCACCCTGTTCCACGGCAACATGAAGCTCGTCGGTGACACGGGCCGGAAGGTCAAGATGCCAAACGGGAGCGACGGATGGCTCGTTCAGGGGGAGTGCCGCCCCAAGGCGGTCGTGGCCAAGAAGCATGAGTATTTGCTCCCCGACTCGGTGAAGGTCGAGGAGATCATCATGCGCGTCGACAAGGATCTGCTCTTGGAGTGGACCGAGACCGGCGCCCCCATCTACGACGAGCACGGGGTGCCTGTCGTCACCGTCGAGTGGGTCGACCCCACGCACACGAGGAGGAAGTGATGAACGACATCGAGACCTGGATGCGCAAGGTCGAGGCATGGGCTGCGCTGGTGCGGATGCGCGCCAACCTCCCCGACCACCCGCTCCACATGACCATGTACCTGCCGCTGTATCAGTGGCTCGTCGACAACCAGCCCGACAACCTCGGGTTCCCACAGGAGAAGAACTGATGACTGAGCAGACCACTACCACCAACGGACGCGGAGGGCCTGAGCTCTTCAAGGCGCTGGCCGAGTTCCAAGGCACCAGGCCGAGGGCCGCGAAGGACGGCAAGAACAACTTCGGCAAGTTCGCCACCTACGAGAGCATCCTCGAGGCCGCACAGGCGGCGCACGGGTTCGGGCTCTCCTTCACCCACATCATGGACGAGGACATGATGATCACCATCCTCGCGCACAGCAGCGGGCAGTGCCTCGAGTCTCGCATGCGGGTGCTCGCTGACCGTCAGAACGCTCACGGGTTCGGGTCGGGCATGAGTTACACCAAGCGGTACTGCATCGCTGCCATGCTCGGCATCCCCGCTGTGGAGGACGACGACGGAAACGCCGCCATGACCTCAACCGGGCACGGCAACCAGACCAAGAAGAACTGGCGCCAGAAGGAGGCCAGGGCGAAGGCTGAGGCCGAGCGCAAGGCCAAGCACTCGCCCGACTTCAAGGACGGCAAGACCAAGTTCATGTTCCCCCGGCTCAAGGAGATCGGGCTGACCATGGACGAGGTCAACGCCTACACCGACTACTGCAAGCGTCCGCGCCTCAGTGGTCTTGACAAGGGCGACGCTGACAAGCTCCTCGCGGGGCTCTCGGCGTCCGGCTCCGACATCCGTAACCACTTCGACGCATGGAGGGCGAACCGTGGATAACGACCTGCACATCATCAACATCAGGGCCACCAAGGGCTTCGTCGAGCGACTCAAGGAGCACCTCGACAGGCACAACGAGAGCAACCGGTTCGGACTCAAGCTCACCCGGAGCCAGCTCATGCGGAAGCTGACCGAGGAGTGGATGAACAACAACGACAAGGGGACAAGCGCATGAGCGACATCAGCACCATCACCATCACCGGCAACATGACCCGAGACCCCGAGCAGAAGACCACCGGAGGCGGGCGCAGCGTCGTCGAGTTCACTGTGGCCAACGGCAGGTGGCGGCGGGAGGCCGGCTCCGAGCAGCCCACCTTCTACCGCGTGTCCATCTGGAACGAGGGCCAGATGGCTTATCTGATGTCCAAGGCGCAGCGGGGCACCTTCGTCACCGTCAGCGGCGAGTACGACCAGGTGAACAAGGGCGACAAGGTCTACAACGACATCAGCAAGGCGAGCTTCAAGCTCGGGGCGAGGCAGAAGGGGCAACAGGTGGCGACACGGGATGACACGCCACGCCACGCCACGACACAACAGGCCACGACCATTGACAACCACGACGATATCCCCTTCTAATCAGGGGGTGTCAGTGGTTTGACTCCATGGGCCTCGGCAGTGCGGATCTATCCTCCCGCATTGCCGGGGCTTTCTTATTGGATGGAGCAGAGTTCTGCGAGCACGCCAACGAACAGCACCGCGAACAGGTAGAGCGCGGCGGGCAGGCAGCCACGGTCGAACTCCTCGGCGCTCACGTCAGGCTTCTGCCCCAGCAGCTGCCGCACCCGCTCCTCGTGCCTCACTCGCTCTTCTTCACAGAGGCCAGCGCGTCTATGATCTGCGCCTGCATGGCGCTGTGGTGCTGCGTTGCCTCGCTCATGGTGCGGTTGAAGGACTCGCTGATAGCCTGGTGCCGGTCACCCATCCTATCGAGCGCACCGGACAGTTCCTCGCGGTCACCCTTAAGCGCGTCAGTGAAGGACGCTTGGATGTGCCGGCGGTCGTCCTGGTTGCGCTCCTCGCTCTTGGTGAGGTGGCGCAGGAACATACCGACAACCAACAGCAGCAGCGCCGCCACGGGGTATTGCCAGATGGCGTTGTTGAACGCCTCCTGCGACCCGGCAGCGACATCTGCCAGCATCATCCGTCGACCACTTCGACTTCAACACCCTCGCCGATCTCCATCGTGCCCTTCTCGAGGTTGGCGTAGTCGGTGCGAAGAGCACCCATGACCTCGGCGATCTTCTCCACTGGCACCTCGGCCAGCTTGTCAGCCGCATCGCTGAAGCCCTCCTCCCCGGTGAGCTCTCCGATCATGTGGAGGAAGCCGGGCACGAGCATGGCCCAGTCGAGCACATCCTTCTCGGCATCAGTCAGTGCCATCGGCCTTCTCCTCGACTGACGCGGGGGGCGGACACTCGGCGCACTTGGGACACGCGGCCTCGAGGACGCTCTTCGGGAGCCTCACGGGCTCGGGAGCCAGGATGCAGACCACCACCACCTCGGGGTCGCCGTCACCGTGAACAGTCAGGCAGGTGCCCTTGGTGGCGTCCTTCTGGATGGCCCAGCCGCCCTTCTTCAGGGTGTAGGTTGAGCCACAGCCAGTGGCGACCAGCATCAGCAGCACGCACACGGCGCTCAGGATTCGTCGAGTCATATCTCCTCCGGGGGGTCGACTACGGAGACGAAGCCTACGATGCGCTCGTATGCCCTGTCTCCCTTCTTGATTGTTTCATAACACACAGAACCACTACCTGCGGAGTGCCCTGCGCCGCTCGAGTTGGCAGCCAAGCCGGTGATCGTGTCGCCATCTACTGAGACGACGATGCCCACGTGCCCTTGCCTTGAGATGCCACTCCGCACCTTGTCAGCGTCAGTCGCTGGCTTGCTGGTGCGGGTGCGAATGTAAATGAGTCCACGCGGATGCTCAATATCCCATACAGCGTTGCGTTCTATCCGCCTGGACTCGTCCGCTTTGAGCCAGTGATTCACAGCTCTACCGGTACGGACCTCATGTAGATCGAATCCCATACGAAGCAGCGCATCGCAACAGAACGTCACGAAGTAGGCGCACCAGGGTGGGCGCGCTGATGGCGTGCCCCCTGCAGTGCGGACGAAGAAGTCCACCTCTGGCCCTCTGTTGCTGGTGGTCTCCTTGGCTCCAAGCCACGACTCGGCGTAGCTGGCCAGGGCCTCGGGTACGATCTTGCTCATCTTGCCTCCTGCCTCTGCGGCCGACGCTCAAGCGACTTGCGCAGGCCACGCTTACCAGCGGAGTGCTCCTCGAGCACCTTTGCGCCGCGCTTGAACCCGCTCCTGAGCGGTGAGTCGCGCAGCGAGTCCTGTATCAAGGCATCGGTGCGGATGCGGAACTCGTCCTCGACCATCTTGGAGATCCTATCAAACCGACTCTTGGTCTCACGAATGGAGACACGCATATCTCCGATCTGCTTATCGAGCTCCGCCTGCCTTACTTCGTGCTGCGCCTCCTCTCTCTCCGCCTTGGCTGCGTCGAGCAGCGCCTGCAACTCCTTGATGCTCTCACGCGCGCGGTCATTCACAGCAGCCACGGCGCGTGTCTTCATCTCGCGATACATGCGCTCTGTCTTGGAGCCCCGCTCTCTTCTGTTCTTCCCAACCATCAGCTCGACGCGGGGTGAGTTGAACATGTGGTTCATCATTGTGTCCGTGAAGTCGCGCGCGGCGCGCTCATGCACAGATGGGTCTGGAGACATGGCGTCGAAGTCCCATGCGTCGTTCTTACGCCGGCCGCGCGAGCCTGCCAGGTAGCGTGCAATGGCCAGGTCCTGGGTGAGCTCAGCTATCACCTCGCGCTTCTCCTCTGCGTCCTCAATGCCAGCGGCCCGCACGAGCCTGTCCTCGAGGCGGGGTATCTCATGCTCATTGAGGGCGGTGTAGGCCTTCCCGGCAAACCCTGGGATTATGGTGCGGAGCGCGAGCTTCTTCACAAACGCCAGCCCCGGCGCGACCCCCTTGCCGGGGATCCCCCGCATATCCACGAAGTTCATGTAAGCGTCTGCGATCGTGGATCCGCCGATGTACGCAAGGTCAGCAACGTGCTTGATGTTCATGCCGCCAACAGACGACGCCTTCTCAAGCCCCTTGGCGGCATCGTAGAGCGCCCTCTCGCTTGGGGATAGGTTGCGCACCTCTTCGGGCGGCAGCTTTGACAGCTTCGCGCGCTCCTCGTCGGTCATCTGCGACACCTCGGTGGGGTCGATGTAGCCGAGCCCTGCATCGAACGCAGAGCGCGCTGTCTCCAGCATGCGAAGCGTGGTGTGTATGTCCTCGAGCGGGTCAGCGCTGCCCAGCCTCCAGAGTTGGTGCTTGCCAGGGGTGTCCGTTGGGTAGGCGATGGTTGGCGTCACATCGTCTGGACTGAACGCTGCCGCCTGGCGGTACACTGCGCTGTTGGGGTCACGCTGCGCAGCCTCCGCCCCCATGGTGGCGTATATCAAGAACCCGTGCGCGGCAGCCTCGGCGTTGCGCTTCATCATCAACCGGCGTGAGGTTGTGCCGCCGCGAGAGACGGCCCCGCTGAGCACCTCTCCCACGATGCCTTGGCGTCCGGGGATTGTTGTGGTTGTAGACAACCACCCGCTGTACGGAGTGCCAAACAGCGCGTCCCACAGCGGGATGTTGCGCTTGGCCACCTGGATCAGAGGCATGTTGTTGAAGTTCACGAACGTGCGGGCCGCTGGCTCGGCGGCAGAACGGGCAATGACACCCATCATCTGTGAGCGTGTGAGTTGCTTACCACGCAACACCATGTCCGACAGCCCGGCCTCAGATGGGGCGCGCTTGGTCACCTCTAATGAGCGCTGTCGGCTGATGGGCAGCGTCATCCTCTCGCCCACGGGCAAGCTCTCCCACTCCTTGAGATAGCGCCCCATGCCATTGACTGTGTCATACCCCTTGAACACCGTGTCGGGGATGTCGAACAGCTTGATGACCGCGTCTGTGGGTTTTGTCAGCGCCTGTCCAGCCAGCCCGAGCTCGGTCTTCGGTATTTCAGCGGCCACAAACCCACTGTCAAGCAGGTCGTTCCGCAGCATGGCCTCGTAAAACTCTGCCGGGTATCTAGTGGGCATCCCCGCCTGCCACCTCTTGAAGTCCAGGCCCCAGTCCATGGCCTTGAGCACGGCTGTTGGATCGCCGTGTTTGAGTGACAACGCAAGCGAGTTGGCCAGCCACGCATTCCGATGCGCTGTTGGGTTGGCGGCAACGTGCGCCACCTTCGTCCACTTCTGAATCCCCTTGAATAGGCCCTCAAGTGAGCCGAACGGGTTCGGGAATGGGTTCTGCTCCATCCAGCCCTTGTCGTAGG